GCGGTGGTACAACTAATAAAGTTCCATTATGGACAGGTACAACTGTTTTAGGAAATTCTGAAATTGCACAAAGCAGCAGCAATATAGGAATAGGGACTACTAGTCCTGCAAATGGTAAATTACAAATTGATTCAGCAACAAATCAAATATCAATAGAAACGGGCACTTCTGGAAACGGAAGATTACAGATAGGGCATTTTTCAAATGGTGCTTTTATAGGTACTTATGGAGATGATGGAGGAGTTGGTGATGTTATAAGATTTGGCACTCACTCTGGTGACGAAAGAATGCGCATAGACTCTAGTGGAAACGTAGGAATAGGGACTTCGAGTCCGAGTGCCCCATTATTTTTTGGCAAAGCTGTTTATGGAGCGCCTAGCTCAGAAGATTTTTATAGAATAAAATTTAATGACCTTGGGGGGGTAAATAATGATGTTGGGGTTGGTCAACCAGACGCAAATTCTTTGGGCTTTAATGTTGAACCAGCAGGGGCTATCACTTTCAATAGAGGAACTGGCGGTGAAACAATGCGCATAGACTCCACAGGCAATGTAGGAATAGGGACTACGAGTCCTTCTGTTTCTCTTGATATAAATGATACAGATGCTATTCAAGTTCCGGCGGGAACTACAGCACAAAGGCCTACTCCTGCAAATGGTATGCTAAGATATAGCACTACAGACAATCAATTTGAAGGTTATGCAGATGGTGCTTGGGGAGCAATAGCAGGCGGTGGCGGTTTACCAACCAAAACAGTAAACCAAATAACAGTTGCAAATGCTACAACTGGAACTATTACACTAAGTGTATCCCCAACAAATGAAAATTATACTGATATGTATGTATCAGGTGTATATCAAAATAAATCAACTTATACTTTATCAGGTTCTACAATAACATTAGATGGTGGTGCTTATTTTCCAAATGGCGCTATTGTAGAAGTAGTATCAACAACTTAATATGGCAATAACTAAAGTAAGAGCTTCTGGTATAAACCTTAGTGGCAATACAAGTTATTTAAATATGCCAAAAGGAACTACCGCTCAACGACCTTCTTCTCCAACGACTGGAATGATTCGCGAAAACACCACTCTAAATAAAATAGAAGTATATAACGGTACCGAATGGCGTGCACTTAAAGAAAATGTGCCAAGTATAGAATACCTTGTATTAGCCGGTGGTGGCGGTGGCGGTGGCTGGGGCGGCGGAGGCGGAGCTGGCGGTTTATTAATTAACTCTTTTGACCCTGCTTCAGGAACAACCTATACAGTAACTGTTGGAACAGGTGGCGCAAGGGCAACAAATAATTCATATAACACCGGTAATAACGGAAATATTTCATCTATTTCTGGATCTGGTTTAACCACTATTGAAGCAGCAGGCGGAGGCGGTGGTGGTGGTGGAACAGCCCAAACCAGCGGTAATAATGGTGGCTCAGGAGGGGGAGCTACTAATGCGCAATATGCTCCAGCCGTCTCAGGCGGAATTGCTACGCCAGCCGGGCAAGGAAATAATGGCGGTGCCTCAAGTGGTATAAACCAATATAGAGGTGGTGGAGGCGGTGGAGGTGCTGGCTCTGCTGGTTCACAAGGCAACTCTAATGTAACAGGGACTGGCGGATATGGAGGAGATGGCTTGCAATCTAATATTACTGGTAACAATAAATATTATGCCGGAGGTGGCGGTGGTCATACTGACGGTAGAAGCGGACAAGGAAATGCCAGCGGAGTAGCTTTAGGAGGAAGCGGAGTTGGAGGAAATGGAGGTAATTATCAATATAACAACGCAGGAACAGATGGAATAAGAGGTAGCGGTGGAGGTGGCGCATATAATTACTATGGGTACGATGCAGGCAACGGAGGTGATGGCACAGTTATAATTAAAGTACCTACAATTTACACAATAAACGTTACGGGGTCACCAACGCTAAATCCAGATGGAGCAGTAACAGACTTTAATATATATGAATTTGGCACAGGAGGTGGAACATTTACAATAAGCTAATGGCAATAACTAAAGTAATAAACGACGCGGTAGATTTAAACCAGACTAGTGATTATAGCGGGCTTAGATTACCGGTAGGTACAACAGGTAATGTGGTAGAATCTTTTACTACTGATTATTTAGTGGTAGGTAGCGGTGGAGGAACTCAAAGTGGTGGCGGTTCTAATTATCCCGGGGGCGGAGGCGCTGGAGGTTTGCGTACTTCTTATAATAATTCTACAACTACCACAAACTCATTAAGCTTCCCATCGGGTAAAACGGCTATAGCTACATATATGCTAAACAATAATGCCAATGATGTTTCTGGAAACTATAACGGTACAGAATTTAATATTTCTTACAATACGGGAAAATATGGGGGTGCTGCGATATTTAACGGGAGTAACGCTTATATTGATCTACCTTTAAGTACATCATCTTTATTTGATGGAAAAAATACATTGGCTGTTTCTTTTTGGTTTAAAACAACTACAACAGCAAGACAAAGAATGTTTACTGATTATGCTCAAACAAGCAGAAACTGCGATATTACAATAGATGCTGGGCTTATTGAAGTTGTAACTGATTATAACCAAAGTACTAATCTTAAATATACATCTACCTCAACATATAATGATAGTAATTGGCATAATGTAATTGTATCACTTGATCAATCCGCAGGACAAAGAACTATTTATATAGACGGCTCTTTGGTAGACACTGGAACCTTATCAACAAATAGTTGGAGTGGAACTGGACAAAAAGTTACAATAGGAGCATTTTATAGTTCTTCAAGTGGATATTCCCAATATTTTGATGGCTCAATAGATCAACTAAGAGTATATAATTCTGCTTTAGATTCTACTAATGCGTCTAATATTTATAGCAATGAAGTACAAGCGGATTCTGGAGGAGGTTCAGCGGCTGAATCAAGTTTAACACTAAGCGAAGGTGTCGCTTATGATGTTACTGTAGGTGGCGCTACTACAACAGGCGAAGATTCTACCTTTAGCACAATAACGGCTTCAGGAGGTGGTAGATCCGGAGGTCCCGCCGCTAGCGCTTTTGGTTCTTCTGGCGGAAGTGGAGGAGGCGGAGGTGGGGACGCTTATAGTGCAGCCGGGGGAAATGGCACTTTAAATCAAGGGTATGCAGGGGGAAGTTCGGGCCCTTCGTGCAGCGGTGGTAGTTGTAGATACCCCGGTGGCGGTGGCGGTGGAGCGGCTGGTATTGGCGAAAATGCAACAACTACAACTGCGGGTAATGGAGGTGAAGGCTTAGAGGTTAATATAATAGGTGGGACTGGAAACTATTATGCTGGCGGTGGAGGCGGAAGTAGCTATTTATCGGGCGCTGGATCAGGAGGTTTAGGTGGTGGTGGTGACGGATCAGCTAGATTATCTAGTTCTGAAGCTGCAAATGATGGAGCCGCAAACACTGGTGGAGGTGGTGGTGGCGGACTAATAGCTTCATCAATCCCTGCTCTTGGAGGTTCTGGTGTAGTTATACTTCGTTATCCTACAGCTAATGTATCTAGCTTTACAACAACAGGTACACTTAATACACCATCTACAACAGATACTTTAGCAAGTGCTACATATCCAATAACGAATACTGCATATTATAAATTAGATGGGAACGCTACAGATTCCAGTGGCAATGGAAATAATGGTGCTGAATCAAATGTAACATGGGCAAATGGTAGGTTTGATCAAGCTGCGGTGTTTAATGGCACAAATAGTTATATATATGCTTCAAATTCCGTACAACAACCAACAACAAATTATAGCATTTCGGTGTGGTCTAAATGGGATTCAAAGCCATCAGGCAGTGTTGGATTAGTTGGAAACTTTAAAACAGGTGTAAACCCTCAAGTTGGATTTGTTTTAGCTAAAGCAACTGGATCAAATGTTTTTGGGTTTTGGGCTGATGGAACTGCCACTAATGGTAATGTTCAAGGAACTACTAATTTTGTAATTAACAGATGGTATCATGTTGTTGGAACTTATGACGGTTCAAATATTAAAATATATGTAGATGGCCAGCTAGAGGGCACACAAGCATATACCGCTACCCCGGGAACTACAGATCAACCTTTAGTCATAGGTAGATGGTATGGTAATTACAATGCGTATTATTATGATGGTCAAATTGACCAAGTACGCATATTTTCATCAGCACTTTCGAGTAGCCAAGTAACCCAACTTCACAACGAACATTATCAAACTAAATTTACAGATGGTTCTGATACTGCTATTGTATTTACAGAGGGAACTGGTACAGTAGCTTTTAGCGGAACTAACCCTACTCCACCTCAAGGAGCTTTAAGAACAAACACTTCATACTCTGAAGATGGATCCGCAAGCGTTATAGAACACTATAATGGTACAGATTGGAAATTTTTTTATGCTATTAAATATTGTACAACAAACACATTAAATTTTCCTTTAGGAGCGGGATGTATTGCTTCATATAATCTAAACAACAATGTTAATGATATTGGAAATACTTATAGTGGTACAAACAACAATGTAACTTTTAATGCTTCGGGTAAGTTTGGAGCGGCGGGAGTATTTAACGGGAGTAGTTCTAATATATCTGTTACTGGATCTTTAATTAATTCTTTAACCAGTATAAGCTATTCAGCTTGGGTATATTATAGAGGAACTGGTTCAGGACAAAGCTATGCCCACATAGTCAGTGGGGGTGCAACAAACTCACTCGCTGCGGGTAAAGGTTCAGGAATGGCTGTGCAAAATTCTAATGATATATTATATATTTGGGCACCTAGTGGCTCTAGTTTTTCAACAACAACATTACCCGAAAACGTTTGGACTCATTTAGCCCTTACTAATAGTGGCGGTACTGCTAAACTATATATGAACGGGAGTTTAATCCACACAGCCAGCGTTGGATCATTAGCTTTTTCTTCCTCAAGTAATAATTTACGAATAGGAGAATATTATTATAACGGTTCTCACCATTTTTACGGAGAAATAGATCAAGTAAGAATATTTAATAAGGTATTGTCTGCTTCGGAAGTTACTACATTATATAATAACGAAATTGCATGCTCATAAAATAAATTAAATGGCAAATACAGTAATTAACACACCAGAATTATTAAACCTTGATTCGACAACAGGAGCAACAATTTTAGCTAAGGGAACAGTTAACGAAAGACCCCCAACTCCTACTTTTAGTATAGATTATCTTGTAGTTGCCGGAGGTGGTGGTGGTGGCGGAGGCGTTAGTAGTGAATCTCCGGGCGCCGGAGGTGCCGGTGCTGTTATATATCAAGCTGCCGGATTAAATGTAATTCCTTCAAGTGAATATACTTTATATATTGCAGATGGAGGGGCAGGCGGCGGCAATAATTCTCAGGGAACAAATGGTCAAGATTCATATATATCTTTCGGTGGCTCTAATATAGTTCTTGCAAAAGGAGGCGGTGGCGGCGGTAGTTATAGCGGCCCAGGATTAGACGGCGGTTCAGGCGGTGGTGGTACTCGAGATGGAGATACAAATAGTTCACAAGCGGGGGGATCCGCTGTAACTACTAATATAGCACCAGCGGGAGCATCAATTTATGGTAATAATGGAGCAAGCGGAACTGGCACTGGAGGGTGTTCAGGAGGAGGCGGGGGTGCCGGAGAAGCCGGTAATACTGATGGAGAAGGTACAGGCGGTGATGGTGTACAAATAAATATTGACGGAAACAACTACTACTGGGGAGGCGGTGGTGGTGCATGCGGATCTGTGGGTACTGGCGGCCAAGGTGGCGGCGGCGGCGGGCCAAGAGGTGGCCAAGGAGGTACGGGAGGTATAAATCCAGGTGTAAGTACAGGTAGTTCAGCAGATGGCGGAGGTAATGGTGGCGCTAATACTGGTGGTGGTGGTGGTGGTGGTACTAATCCTACAAGTTATCCTGGTGGTACCGGTGGATCAGGTATTATAATATTGCGTTATCCAAATACTCAAACAATAACAATAGGGAATGGGTTAACAGGTACAACTTCTACTGTAGGATCAGACAAAGTAACAACATTTACAGCTGGAACGGGAACAATAAGTTTTTCAGGAACAGTAGTAGGCGGTGACAATGATGCTACAGACGGCGCGCTAAGATTCAATACTGACACTAATAAAACAGAGTATTTTGACGGTACTGGTTGGTATGAAATAGTTGACGAATACGCGAGCGGATTTATAGGGCCAGCAACTAATTATTTTGATACAAAATTATATACAGGTAATGGCGCTACACAAGGTATAGGCGGGTATATAAATGGATCAGGGAGTTTTAACGGAAGTAGTAGTAAGGTAGTTTTACCTGTTGGATTGGGTGATAATGGAGATAGAACTCGTTCAATGTGGATTAAGGTTGGTGAATTACCAAGTTCAGGTTCTGATTTCTTTTTTTATATAGGCAATCAAGGTGCTAATGATGATTATGAAACTTTAAGAGTAAATTCAAGTGGAAATATACAACTACAAGAAAGAAATGATGCAGGTGGTTCAGGCGATTTAACATTAACGAGTTCAATTACTTTAAATGTTGGTCAATGGTATCATATCGCTTATGTGTTTAGCGGAACAAGTAGAAAACTTTACATAAATAATTCTACAACAGATGGTGCGACAGGAACAAAAAGTGGAGGTACAGTTGATAATTCGTCTTTTGCAAGTAATTTAGGTCAATTTAGAACTTTAACACCTTCATATGATGGCTCAATAGACCAAGTAAGAATATACGGCACTGCATTAAGTTCTTCAGATGTTACAGCTCTTTATAGCGAAACAGCAGCAACTGCAACAACTGCCGCATTCCCATCTGGGCAAACAGCTATAGCCACATATACAATGGACACCAGTGCTAATGGTCTTTTAAATACACAAGATTTAAGTACAGTTAATTATCCAGCAGGGGCGGGGTGCATGGCACTATATGAAATGAATGGAAATTCAAATGATACTAGTGAAACATATAATGGTACACCGACTAATATTACTTATGAAGGAGGTGCATTCGATAAAGCAGCGGTGTTCGGAAGCAGTAGTAATATATTGCTTCCAAGTAATTTAATTAGTGGTACTACAGACAGCGATTATAGTGTTTCTCTTTGGGTTAAATTTGACACACTACCAGGCGCTAATTTTGTGCCTTTAATAGGCCAACTTAGCAATACGTCTGCTTTTAGATTATTATTATACCACAATTCAGGTAGCACTTATAATGTGGGGCTTTTGAGAACATTTGGGGGTACTTATTATTACAATTCTCCGAATACAGCAATACAAGGTACTTTTAACGTAGGTCAATATTATAATGTAATAGTTACTTACCAAAGCTCAAATAAGTTAGTAAATGGTTATTTAAACGGTAATTCAATTGGCTCATATACACTTAACACAACTGGTTCAGGGGCAGCGGGTGCGATTGCTTTAGGTACGTATAATGGCACTACTAGTTACAGTTTTGATGGTTCATTAGACCAAGTACGCATATTTAATACAGTACTTACGCAATCTCATGTTACAACTTTAGCTAGAGGTATCGCTACATCATATAGCGGAGCAGCTACAAATGTAAACTTTAATGGTCATTTAGATTTTGCACCAGATTTTACTTGGATTAAAGCTCGTGAAGCTGCTCATGATCATGTATTAGTAAACAGTATTAATGGAGCAGGTAGTAATCAAGGGCTAAGCAGTAATGCAACCTACTACAATGGTCAATATACTGCTACATATGGTTATATTTCAAGTTTAAACTCAAATGGATTTACAGTATCTGCAGGCAGTAGCTATGCAAATTACACTAATGTAAATAATCAAGATTACGTATCATGGAACTGGAAAGGCGGTGGTGCAGCGGTTACTAATAATGACGGTACTATAGCCAGTCAGGTTAGTGCCAATAAAGATTCTGGATTTAGTATTGTTAAATATACAGGTAATAGTACTGCAGGTGCTACTATTGGACACGGACTTTCTTCTACGCCTGAATTTATAATAACAAAAGGTCTTTCAGGAACTGACCCTATTACTAATTGGAAAGTTTATAATTCTACAATAGGTAATACAAAATATTTGCACTTAAATTCTACGATAGCCGCTGCATCAGCATCAGTTTGGAATAACACTTCTCCGACATCATCTGTATTTTCACTTGGCAATTCGGCAGACAATAACGGAAATGGAACTATTTTTATCGCCTACTGTTGGCATTCAGTTGCAGGATATAGTAAGATAGGGAGTTATACAGGGACAAATGCAATTAACACAATAACAACAGGATTTGAACCAACATTTTTAATGGTAAAGTTAACAAGTGCTATTAATGGTCAGTGGGTGATGTATGATAATGCAAGGAGTCCAACAAATCCAAGAACTAAAAAATTAGCTGCAAATTCAAGTGTAGTTGAAAATGATGGAAGTTTATTAGGTGGAGATTCTGTTAATCAAGTAAATTTTACAAGCACAGGGTTTGAATTATTAGAAACAAGTGGCGCTGTTAATACAAACAAACTCAATGAAACCTACATCTATTTAGCAATTAAATAAAATTAAAATAAAAAAATGAAATTACCAAAAAACGGCATAGCACGCGAAATAAGACATTATATTGGAAGTTTATTTGTATTCTTATTAATTATAGGAATAGTAGTATGGCTTGTTAAGTTTCCAGTATTAGAAACAAACAAAGAAGTTGTAATGATGCTAATTGGAACCATTTCTGCTTCAATTGGTATTGTTATTAGCACAATTACTGGTGCCAAGCCCGATGATGTAAACGCTTTAAAAGGTGATGTAGAAAAAAAGCAATTACAGATAGATTATTTAACTAAAGCAAAAGATGATTTAGAATCTATGGTTATTAACCTTCAGAAAGAAATGCTAAAAAACCAAGACGATGTAATGGACAAGATTATATTAAAAGCAGCATTAGACTATGATGACCGATCGGGAGCATATAAACAACTATCGTCACAAAAAAAATGCACATGCGGCAAAGACAGCTGCTCTTGTAAAGGTGAGTAATTACAAGTAATAATAAACTATAAACCTAACTAATTTTAAACCAACACCAATGACACTATTTTACCAGACTCAATCGTGGTCTAGTCAACCACAAGTATCCGAAGAAACCAAGAAAATTTGGAAACGTTATTCAAAGAAAAAAAATTGGAGGATAACACAACTTTCAAACGGCTATTACCAAGCTGAATGGATTGATTTCAACGAAAACTGGAACGGAATTACAAGGCGTGAAACAATTGAAGGAGCTGAAAAAGCAATTGAATCTTCAATTGAACATTACACTAAAAAATTAAAACTTTCCGAAGGTCCAGTTGTTGTAAAAACCTTTTAAATAAAATACTTAAATTAAATTTAATTAAATCATGTCAGACGCAATTGTCAAAAACCTCAGCTTTGGTCACGAAGCTAAGGATAAACTATTTGAAGGTATAAACAAACTCACAAAAGCCGTTAGTTCCACTCTCGGAGCTAGCGGTAAACGTGTGATATTAGAAGACGGCGTGGGAAAACCTGTTATTACAAAAGATGGGGTAACTGTAGCTGATTCAATTGTATTATTAGACCCTATTGAAAATATGGGTGCTACGCTTTTAAAGGAAGCTGCTAGGAAAACTGTAAGAGAAGCTGGCGACGGAACGACAACGGCTACAGTGCTAGCGCACTCAATTTTAAATGAGGCGTATCCTAAATTAAAAGAATTAGGCGCTAGGGGATTAAAAGAAGGTATTGACAGTGCTGTACAGAAAGTTGTGCAACATTTAGAAAAAGCTTCTGTAGAGGTCACAGGTGATATGATTGACCAAGTGGCTAGTATATCTACTAATAACGATATAAAACTAGGTACAACTATTGCAAACGCTTTTAGATCAGTTGATGAAACCGGCGTAGTTATGATGGAAACAACAGAGTTGTCTGAAACTACAGCTGAATTAATTGATGGATTACAATACGAAAAGGGGCTAACAAATTCACATTTTATTACTAAGCAAGATTCTAAAGTTGCAGAGCTTGATAATCCTTATGTATTATTAATTGAATCCCCTGTAGAAAATATACGTAAGATACAATCTGTATTAGAATACATTATAAAGAAAAGTAAACCTTTACTTATTATAGCTGATTTAGATCCTAAAGTTATATCTACATTGGCAATGAATAAAATAAAAGGTAATGTAAAAATTAATGTTATTAATGCGCCTACTTATGGGGTAGCTAAAAAAGATATGCTAACTGATTTAGCATTATTAACCGGTGCTACTATTATAAATGAAGATTTAGGTGATGATATGGATTTAATACAGCCAGAGCATTTAGGTAAATGTTTAAAATCTGTTACCAATGATACTGAAACTATTATAAAAGTTGAAAGTATTAGCGATGAAGTATCAGAAGTAATTAATAAAATTAAAAAAGATTTATCTGGTAAAAACAATGCCGCTGAAACTATAAGGCTTGAAAAAAGATTAGCTAGGTTATCAGCTAAGATTGCTACAGTTAAAGTGGGGGCAGATTCAGATATTGAATTAAAAGAAAAAGCAGATAGAGTAGAAGATGCTATTTGTGCTACTAAAGCTGCAATTAAAGAAGGCATTGTGCCTGGTGGCGGCGTTGCATTATTAAATGCTGCAACACTTATTAAGCCTAAAAATAAAGCAGAAGAAATATTATTAGAAGCTATTAAAGCTCCTTATATAACAATATTAGAAAATGCAAACTTTGATATTGTTGAACCTAGCAAAAAAGGTTGGGGACTTGATGTTATTACTGGACAAAGTAAAAATATGATTAAGTCTGGAATAATTGATCCGTTGCTTGTGACTAAGACTGCGCTAAAAAATGCAGCTTCCGTGGCAACTACTATATTATCTACAGATTGTATAATTAATAATTTACGTATTAATGAAGGCAATAGGTAGAAACTTAATAATTAAAAAAGAAAAGCAAGGTACTTCTGAAACCAAAGGAGGCTTATTGTTAACTGAAAATCAAAGAGAGGATTTAAGATATAGCAAAGCTAAAGTAATATCGGTGGGTTCTGAGGTAGTTGGAGTTAAAAAAAATGATGATATTTATTATGACAAGCATGCGGGGCATGGTGTTGAAATAGATAAGGAAGTTTTACAAATAATTAAGCTCCAAGACGTTGTAATTGTTTTATGAAAAGATTAGAAGCAGTAGATTTAAAAGATCTTAACTTGCTTAAGCATTACAGAATTATAAGGAAGTGGGCATCAAAAAATAATGGAATGACAGATGCTGATTTAGAACTTTTAATATATTTAGATTGTGTTGATCTGTTTACTAAGATAGATTTTAAAATGGGGGCATATTCTTACAGTTGGAATAATAGAAGATGGAATACATTGTTAAAGGAAGGCTGGATAATTGTTTGGCGTAAAAGAAATCATACAACACAAAAGTATAATATATATAAAACCTCTTTTAAGTGTAAGCAGCTTATAAATAAAATATATAAAATAATGCTAGGCAAGGAGGATATTCCTATAAGCGAACGCAGGAATGTAATAATGAAAGGCGAAACCTATACAAATAAAGTTTTAAAGGTTTCAATAGATAACATTAATAAAGACAAGTATAGATAATTATGGACAAAAGTAAAGCAATCATTTCGAACCCGCAACTTCAAGGGCAAGTAGGAGAGTCTCACGTATGGGATGGTCCTTTAAACACAAATGGATTTCCTATGGGTAATGGCTCTAGCTCTGGTATTACCGGAATGGAAGTTAAAAAAGCGCCGACTTATTATAAAGCAGGTGCTATTACTCAAATAGCTAAAGCGGCTAGAGGAGAATAGTAATGGATATTGCTCACATAAAACTACTGGCGCTAAATGGCTCCGTAGGAGTAGTGACCATGATGGATCTGGAGGTATGGCTTAAAGTAATATTATTATTAGTTACTATAGGTTATACAGTCCATAAGTGGTTTAAAATAAAAAAATAATGGCATATATACAGAACTCATCGCCTTTCTTAAAGAAAACAGCAGCCTGGACTCGTAAAGAGGGTAAAGACCCTAAGGGTGGATTAAATGAAAAAGGTGTTAAATCTTATAGAAAAGAAAATCCAGGTAGCAAGCTGCAAACTGCAGTAACTACTCCTCCTTCAAAATTAAAAAAAGGGAGTAAAGCCGCAAAGCGTAGAAAATCTTTTTGCGCTAGAATGAGTGGTGTAAAAGGTCCGATGAAAAAGCCGAATGGAAAGCCTACTAGAAAAGCTTTGGCTTTAAGAAAATGGAATTGCTAATAATTAAACAACAACAATAACAACACAAACCAAAACACAAAAATTATGGGACACATGAAATCAGATGAACGTTATGATGCTAAAGAAGCATATAACAAAAACCTATCTTCAAAAGCAAGAATGCATTATTTAGAAAATGATATTGCTGATAGGAAAGGACACTCAGGAACTTACAGCGGTAATCACCCAAGATATTCAAAAGGAATGAGTATGATGGGGCAAGCAAAAGCTGATCTTACTTACAATCCAACAGATGACATTGCAGGCCAAGGAACAGAAGGAGTAAACACTGGGATGATGATGAAGAACATGTCTCCTATGCAGAATATGAATAAAGGATATGGCCAACAAGTAGGAAAGCCTTCAGTTGCAAGCCGACAAAAATATGGCGGTAATAAAGGAGACGAAAGTATGTCCAAGAGAGACTATAGCGCCCCTACTAAAATGTACGGTGGCAAAAAAGGAGACATGAGCAAATCTCGAAGAGATTATAAATAAAACAGATAGGACTGTATAAACCTGGAAAAACATAAACATTAACAATAACAAAACAAAACCAAAATGGCAAAATTTATCAAAATTAAAAAATCAAATTTCGCATCTAGTTTAAACTATACAGCTGATATGCTTATAGGTGTAGACAGTATTGCGGTAGTCAAGAAAGGAACAAACAGTGCGATTAATTCAGACGCGGCTACTATCTTTTTTCAAGATGCTAGCTCTTATATTACTTTTACTGACACAGCTAAAGGTGTAGACATTGCAAATGGAATTAATAGCGCTCTTACAGCTAATCCAGGCGGAGTAGTGGCTAATGTGCAGCTAGATTCTTCAGTAGAAATTACAGCAATTACAATAGCGTAACATGGAATCTAAAGGACTTGGTGATTCAATTGAAAAAGTTACTAAAGTTACTGGAATTAAAAGTGTAGTAGACAGAGTCGCAGAGGGTTTAAATATCCCCTGCGGCTGTTCTGCTCGCAAAGATAAACTAAATAAAATGTTTCCTTATAAATAATGGCTTTTAAACTTAATACACCTCCATATAATTTAGACAATACACCTATATATAATGTAGATTTAGGTGATGATATATTAGGTAAAGCTAACAATAATGGAACTATATTAATAAATAAAAACTTAGATCCATCTAAAACTAAAAAAGTGGTTGATCATGAGATGGTTCATATTGATCAATTTAAAAGGGGCGATTTAGACTACGACGATAACAACGTTTACTGGAAAGGTAAAACATATTCTAGAAGTAAAATGCAGGAGGGCGCTAAGGCTCTTCCTTGGGAAAAAGAAGCTTACGACAAAGCTTAAATTATGATAAAGTTATTATTAGGCCTACTAAAAGGCGGCAATGGCAGAAAGTCAGTAGCCGGAAACTTAGCGTGGGAAATAAGAGAAGCAATTAAGGGTAAAGAATTAGACCCTAATGAAATAATAGAATTGCAAACTAAAATAAATGAAATCGAAGCTGGTCATAGAACAGTATTTGTTGCCGGCTGGAGACCATTTATAGGATGGGTTTGCGGAGTGGCATTAGCATATAACTTCGTAATAAGAGATTTATTTATTTGGATTACAAAAACAACCGACGCTCCACCGGCATTACAAATGGAGCATTTAATGACAGTCTTATTAGGTATGCTTGGTCTTGGCGGATTAAGAACCTTTGAGAAAATAAAAGATAAAGTAAAATAATTTAATTAAATTTAATCAAATGAGTACACAAGAAAAAAAAGTAACAGAGGAACAATTAGCTAAAATTAAAGAGCAACAAGTAACAATGAACAATAAATTACGTGACATTGGGCTTGTTGAAAATCAAAAACACGTTTTATTACATGAATACGCTGGACTTGAGCAAGATATGGAAGCTTATAAAAAAGACCTTGAAAAAGAGTATGGGGCAATTAGTATTGATTTGGAAACGGGTGTTTACAAAGAAATAGAAAAGCAAGAAGAAAAATAAGATGAGCAGCATTATAAGGAAGATCAGCATCGGTTCTGATTATAAAAATGATGCTATGCATTACTCTGTAAGCCAAGAAGTATACGGGGGACACAAAATAGCTTATATCATATTTGAAGATACTGATAGTTCTTATAATATTTTCATTAAAAAAAACAATGAAGTATTGCCTTGGAAAAAGTTTAATTCTAACATGGCTATTTCTGTTGAATATAATTTAGAATATGAATAGTGTCTACGATTTTATCGTTGAGCCTATTGGAGAAAGATATAACAATACAACTAAAGTAAATAATAAAGATTTAATATTAAATTGTAATATAGAATCATTTAAGTTTATAAATAAACTTGCTAAAGTTATATCTACGCCAAAAGCTTATAATACTGTTATAAAAAAAGGTGATGAAATTGTAATTCATCATAATGTTTTTAGAAGATATTATGATATAAAAGGTAAAGAAAAAAACAGTAGTAAATATTTTAAAGACAATCTTTACTTTTGTCAGACAGATCAGGTGTATCTTTATAAAAAAAATAATGAGTGGCATTCATTTATGGATAGATGCTTTGTTAAGCCTATTTTAAATAATGACCCTACAAGCCTAGAAAAAGAGCAAAAGCATGTTGGTATACTAAAGTATGGCAATAGCTCGTTAAAAGCGCTTGAAATCAACCCAGGCGATGTTATAGGCTTTACTCCAAACAGCGAATGGGAGTTTATAGTAGATAATGAGCGGTTATATTGTATGAAATCTAATGATATTGTTATTAAGTATGAACGTAAAGAAAACCAAACTGAATATAATCCAAGCTGGGCAAAAAGCAGTTGAGGAGTTAATCAAAGTAGCCAAAGAAGCTATTGTAGATTCAGAAGATGACATATCAGCCGATAGATTAAAAAATGCAGCAGCTACAAAAAAACTAGCAATATTTGATGCGTTTGAAATATTAACAAGAATTGAAACCGAAGAAAAGTTATTAGAAGACAAATCTGGTAATCAAAAAACATTCGGGGGCTTTGCTGAAAAAAGATCTAAATGACATATCAGCAAACATTATATTCAGTAATATCTGATTATGTAAAGCCCAATATATTAAAGAAAAAAAATAAACAAAAAAGCTGGGAATACGGTTATAACAAAGAGCATGATTTAGTTGTAATAAGCAAATCAGGTGAACTTGGTGAAGTATACGATATTCAAGGCTTAAAAATAGGCTTACCATTAATCAATAGATGCTTTAAAAGATCTAATAAAAAACAAGAGCAATATTGGCAGAAATTTAATTATCCTAAAGAATTACAAAAAATTAAAAGTGTTTTCGATTGGAATAATTATCCCGATAATTTTAAAGAGCAATGGTACGACTATATAGATAATGAATTTAAATACAGAGAAGAAGGGTTTGCATTTTACAATAACGGTGCTGAAACTTATATTACTGGGTCTCATTACATGTACCTGCAGTGGACTAAAATTGACGTTGGGGCCGCTGACTTTAGGGAATCAAATAGATTATTCTATATTTTCTGGGAAGCGTGTAAAGCAGATACCAGATGTTATGGAATATGCTATCTCAAAAACAGACGGTCTGGGTTTAGCTTCATGGCATCGAACGAAACTGTTAACCAGGCAACCATGTCAAGTGACGCAAGATTTGGTATTTTATCAAAAACTGGGGCTGATGCCAAAAAAATGTTTACCGATAAAGTTGTTCCAATATCAATCAATTATCCCTTTTTCTTCAAGCCCGTTCAAGACGGTATGGATCGTCCGAAAACAGAGCTTGCTTACCGAGTGCCCGCCTCCAAACTAACTCGGCGCAAGATAGAAGTAGGCGAACAATTAGCTGAAATTGATGGGCTTGATACTACAATCGACTGGAAAAATACAGGCGATAATTCATATGATGGAGAAAAGCTAAAGCTTTTAATTCATGATGAATCTGGCAAGTGGGAAAGACCAGATAATATAATTAATAACTGGAGAGTAACTAAAACAACATTAAGGCTAGGTAGTAGAGTAGTCGGTAAATGTATGATGGGATCTACATCTAACTCTTTAGACAAAGGAGGTAATAATTTTAAAAAATTATATGAAGGATCAGATGTTACTAAAAGAAACCGCAACGGACAGACTAGCTCAGGATTATATTCTTTGTTCATACCTATGGAATGGAATTACGAAGGATTCATTGATGTGCATGGAATACCTGTATTCGATACACCAAAAAAATCAGTCAAAAGTATTGATGGAACGGAAATAGATACTGGAGTAATTAATTATTGGATAAATGAAGTTGACGGATTAAAAAAAGATCAAGATGCTTTAAATGAATTTTATCGTCAATTTCCGCGAACTACTCAACATGCATTTCGAGACGAAACAAAACAATCTTTATTTAATCTAACTAAGATATACGAGCAAATAGATTATATTGAAGAAATAAAATATACCGGCCTTATTACGCAAGGCAATTTTCAATGGCAGGGCGGCATTAAAGATTCATTAGTTGAATTTGCGCCTAATAACAATGGGAGATTTTTTATTTCATGGGTTCCCCCTCATAATATGCAAAATAGATCTATAGCTAAAGGTAATTTAAGATACCCGGCTAATGAACACTGTGGTGCATTTGGATGTGACAGTTATGATATATCAGGTACAGTTGACGGAAGAGGATCTAAGGGATCTTTACATGGGCTTACAAAATTTACAATGGAAGATATACCGCCCAATCATTTCTTTTTAGAATATATATCACGGCCTGATAATGCAGAAATATTTTTTGAGGATGTACTAATGGCTTTAGTATTTTACGGAATGCCAATACTCGCAGAAAATAATAAACCTAGATTATTATATTATTTAAAAAGAAGAGGATATAGAGGATACTCTATGAATAGACCAGATAAAGTTTATAATAAATTATCAATAACAGAAAGAGAGATAGGTGGAGTGCCTAACTCTAGTGAAGATATGAAGCAAGCTCACGCAGCGGCTATAGAATCCTATATTGATTCTCACGTAGGGTTTAACGGGGAGACACACGGAGACTTATATTTTACAAGAACATTAAATGATTGGTCAAAATTTAATCTTAACAACAGAACGAAGCATGATGCTTCTATAAGTTCTGGTCTTGCTATAATGGCTTGTAATAAAAATAAATATGCACCAGTAGCAAAAAAAGTTTTTCAGCCTGTTAATTTGGGTATAAAAAGATATAACAACGATGGATTTACATCAAAAATAATTTAAATAGATGGTTAACACAAATTATAACAGTTCATTTCCAGATCAGGTAGTACCTGATTCCGTAAAGAATAGTTATGACTATGGCTTACAAGTTTCACAAGCTATAGAAAATGAATGGTTCAGGCAGGACATCGGAGGTGAAAGGTATTTGCAAAATTTTCAAAATTACCATGCGCTAAGGCTTTATGCTAGAGGTGAACAGCCTATCCAAAAATATAAAGATGAATTATCAATTAATGGTGATTTATCTTATTTAAATTTAGATTGGAAAATTGTTCCAGTAATACCTAAGTTTGTTGATATAGTAGTTAATGGAATGACAGATAAAGGTTATGAAATTAAATCATTTGCTACCGATCCATTTGCACTTAAAGAAAGAACTGATTTTGCTTTTAATGCAATGCGTGATATAATTAATAAAGAATACATTGAGCAAATGAATGCGGCAACAGGGCAAAATTTTTATGCTTCTGCTCAGCCTGATAAATTACCAGCCTCTCGTGAAGAATTAGATCTTTATTTACAATTAAACTATAAACAAAGCGTTGAAATTGCTGAAGAGGAAATAATTAAAAATGTTTTTTCTTTTAATAAATATGATGAAATACAACGCCGGATTGCTTATGATTTAGCTGTATTAGGTATTGGTATATCTAAAACTAGCTTTAATTTTTCAGAAGGTATTACTGTTGATTATGTAGATCCAGCTTCGGTAGTATACTCTTATACAGAAGATCCTAATTTTGAAGATATATATTATGTTGGAGAAGTTAAAAATTTAAGTCTTTCAGAAGTAAAAAGATTATACCCTAATTTAACAGATCAAGATTTAGAAGAAATACAAAAATACAGAGGCCCTTCTAATTATAGTAATTATGTAAGAAACTACGGAGGGCAAGATGATGCTAATTTAATATCAGTGCTGTTTTTTGAATATAAAACCTACACTAATCAAGTTTTTAAATTAAAAAATACAGATCAAGGATTAGAAAAAATATTAGAAAAAGATGATACTTTTAACCCGCCTGAAAATGATAACTTTAGCAAAGTTTCAAGAAGTATAGAAGTTTTATACACAGGAGCTAAAGTATTAGGGCTAAGTAAGTTGCTTGATTGGAAAATGGCAGAAAATATGACCCGCCCTAATTCTGATGTTACTAAAGTAAATATGAATTATTCTATATGTGCACCTAGAATGTATAAAGGGCGCATAGATTCTATTGTTAGTCGTATTACAAGCTTTGCTGATATGATTCAATTAACTCATTTAAAACTTCAACAAGTCTTAGCTAGAATAGTTCCTGACGGTGTTTATTTAGATATGGACGGATTAGCGGAAGTTGATTTGGGGAATGGAACAAATTATAATCCGGCGGAAGCATTAAACATGTATTTTCAAACGGGTAGCATTGTTGGAAGATCTTTAACTCAAGATGGTGATTTAAATAGAGGCAAAGTGCCCATTCAGGAATTACAGTCATCAAGTGGTATGGCTAAAATACAATCTTTGATATCTACTTATCAATATTATTTACAAATGATAAGGGATGTTACAGGATTAAACGAAGCGGTTGACGGCAGTACACCGGACAAAAATGCATTAGTTGGGTTACAAAAAATGGCTGCCGCTAATTCTAATGTAGCCACAAGACACATATTAAAAGCTTTAATGTACATAACTATTAAAATAGCTGAAAATGTAAGCTTGCGGGCTAATGACGCATTACAATTTCCATTAACAAAAGATGCGTTGCTTAATAGCATTAACACATTTAATGTTAATACACTTGAAGAAATGGAAAAGGTAGCAATGCACGATTTTGGTATATTTTTAGAACTAGAACCAGACGAAGAAGAAAAAGCAAAACTAGAACAAAATATACAAGTAGCTTTACAGTCTGGTGGAATAGATTTAGATGATGCTATTGATGTTAGACAAATATCAAATTTAAAATTAGCCAATCAATTATTAAAACTTAAAAGAAAAGAAAAAGGAGCACGAGATCAACAAGCCGCTCAGGCTAATATTCAAGCTCAAGCGCAGGCTAATGCACAGGCTTCTGAAGCAGCGGCGCTGGCTGAAGTACAAAAGCAACAAGCCTTAGCCGAAACAAAAGTGCAGATTGAAAAAGCTAAATCAGATTTTGAAATTGCTAGAATGGAACAAGAGGCATTAATTAAGAAACAATTAATGGCAGAAGAATTTAGTTATAATATGCAACTAGCTCAAATACAAGCATCTGCAACAACAAAAAAAGAACAAGAAATAGAAGATAGAAAAGATAAGCGTGTAAAAATACAAGGTACACAACAATCTGAACTTATTGATCAAAGAAAAAATGATTTATTACCTAAAGATTTTGAATCAGCGGGTAACGATAATCTAAGTGGCTTTGGCTTAGAGCAATTTGAGCCGAGGTAAATTTTATTAATTAATTTTATATTATCATATTATGTCAACAGAAGTAAAACAAGAAGGGGATTTTAAAATTAAAAAAAGAACTCCTAAAAAATTAGTAGGAAAAGAAGATATTATTAAAGTAGATCTTTCTAAACCGGCTGTAGAACTTAAAAAAGAAGAAGATGCCATTCAAAAGCAAAGCGCAGATGAAGTACCTGTACGCAACGAATCCGAAACTAGCGAAGGAATTCGAGAAGGAAACGAGCAGCCAACAGATGAAAAATCTACCAGACAAGATAATAGCAATGCTAGCGAAGCAGAAGTAGACTCTCCTATTCAAGTTATTGAAGATGAAGAAGATAATTCTGAAGAGGCAGGAGTGGATAGAAGCAATGAAGCTTCCTCTACCGTATCGGAACAAAAAGAAGTATTATCGGAAACAAAAGCACAAAAGCTTCCCGAGGGAGTAGAGAAACTTATAAAGTTTATGGAAGAAACGGGTGGTACTGTTGAAGACTATGCTAGGCTTAATGCGGACTACTCTAATGTAGACAATAACACGTTGTTAAGAGAATATTATAAAACAAGTAAACCTCATTTAGATTCAGAAGATGTAAATCTACTATTAGAAGATTTTACATGGGACGAAGAAGTTGATGAGGATAGGGACATACGCAAGAAAAAAATTGCGTATAAAGAAGAAGTTGCAAAAGCTAAAAACTTTTTAGAGCAAACTAAGAGTAAATATTACGAGGAAATAAAATTAAGGCCTGGTGTTACTCAAGAGCAACAAAAAGCTACAGACTTTTTCAACCGATATACTGAAGAGCAGAAGCGTAATGAAACTGTTCGTGAGGGATTTATAAATACTACTAAAGACTATTTTTCTAATGATTTCAAAGGTTTTGATTTTAAATTAGGGGATAAAAAAGTTAGATACGGTATTAAAGATCCTGAATCAACCGCTGATAATCAAAAAGATCTTACAGATTTTGTTGGGACGTTCCTTGGCAAAGATGGTCAAATGAAAGATCCAGCTGGTTATCATAAAGCAATTTATGCTGCCCGTAATGCTGATACTATGGCAACACATTTCTATGAGCAAGGCCGTGCCGATGCTATAAAAGATCAAGTTGCTAAAACTAAAAACATAACTACCGAGCCCAGGCAAACTGCTCCGGGCGATGTATTTGTTAATGGGTTAAAAGTAAAAGCTATTAGTGGACTAGACTCTTCAAAACTTAAAATTAAAACAAAAAAATTTAACAATTAAAATTTAAAGAATGGCAAATGTAGTACCCTCGTTTGGGTCAATTAAACCTAGTCAGAAGCAACAAGCTCTGTCTACAAATTATCTGCAATTTACAGATAAAGCTGGCGATGATTTTTCAGATTTCGCAGCACAATATCTTCCTGAGATCTACGAACAAGAAGTAGAGCGATACGGAAACCGAACTCTTTCTGGATTCTTACGCATGGTAGGAGCAGAAATGCCTATGACTTCAGATCAAGTAATTTGGTCAGAACAAAATAGATTACATATTGCGTATGATGGTGTTACCAAAGCTAGCGCAACTACTCTAACTTTTGTATTGAATGCCGCTGCGGGGCCTAACTTTGTGGCTAATACAATTTCTAAAAATCAAACCATTGTAGTAATGGATCCCGCTACAGGTAAGGAAGTAAAAGCTTTAGTTACCAATAGTGTTGACACTACTGCTATTTTGGCTACAATTACTGTTGCTACTTACACAGGGGCTGATCTTGCCGCTACTTTTGGAGCTGGAGCAATTGCTACTCTTAAGATATTTGTATATGGTTCTGAATATAGAAAAGGAACTGGCGATGCCGATATTAAAAGCGTAACACCTTCTTTTACTCAATTTAATAACTCACCAATTATTATTAAAGAAAAATATGTGGTCAATGGATCAGATATGGCTCAGATTGGTTGGGTTGAAGTTGCTACTGAAGATGGAACATCTGGATACCTATGGTACCTAAAAGCTGAGTCTGAAACTAGATTAAGATTTGAAGATTATCTTGAAATGTCAATGGTTGAAGGTGAAAAAGCTGCTGCAGGTTCTGGGGTAGCCGGAATCGCTCCAACTCTTAATGGCACTGAAGGTCTTTTTGCTGCTATTAATGCTAGAGGTAATGTACTAAACAATTTTAGTGCTGCTGCAGGTCTTGGTGAATTTGACAGTATTCTTAAAAATCTAGATACTCAGGGTGCTATTGAAGAGAACATGCTTTTCTTAAATAGAAAAACTTCTTTGGATTTTGACGATATGCTGGCTAACCTTTCTTCTGGAATGGGTGGCGGTACTGCTTTTGGTTTATTTGAAAACTCAGAAGAAATGGCTTTAAATCTTGGCTTTTCAGGATTTAGAAGAGGTTCTTATGACTTTTACAAAACTGATTGGAAATATCTAAATGACGCTTCTACCCGTGGCGCTACAGCTGTTTCAGCAATTGATGGAGTTCTTATTCCAGCTGGAACATCAACTGTATACGATCAAATTTTAGGTTCTAATATTCGTAGGCCTTTCTTGCATGTTCGTTACAGAGCTTCACAAACTGAAGATAGAAGAATGAAATCTTGGATTACTGGATCTGCTGGAGGTGCTTTTACTTCTGACATTGACTCGATGGATATTCACTTTTTGTCTGAAAGATGTTTGTGTGTACAAGGTGCTAACAATTTCGTATTGTTTACTGCATCATAATTTTTTTGATATTAATTACCTCCGCTTAATTGCGGGGGTAGTTTTTATCTTTTAACTATTTAATTTTATTATATCATGGCTAAAAAAGCTACTCAAGCAGTAAAAGATATTGAGGTTGCACCTCAAGCAATTCAAGCAAAAGAAGTTGCAAAACCTGCAGCTAAAATATCAATACCAAAAAAATCAGAATGGGAAATTAAAGACAGAACATATTTATTAAGTGGTCTTAAAACTCCATTAACATATACTATAGCGTCTCGTCATACTGGTCGCTATCCTTTATTGTGGTTTGATAAAGAAAAAAACGAACAAAGAGAATTAAGGTATGCTACTAATCAAAATTCCCCATTAGTTGATCAACAATCAGGTGAAGCTACATTAGGGCACATTGTTTTTAGAAATGGCACATTAACCGTTACTAAAGAAAAACAAAATTTGCAAAAATTATTGTCTCTATATCATCCTATGAAAGGCGTGAAATATAGTGAATTTAATGCTGTAGAAGAAGCTGTAGATGATTTAGAAACTATTGAATATATAATTGAAGCATTAAATATAGCAAGAGATATGGATATAGACCAAGCTGAAGCTATTTTAAGAGTAGAGGTTGGTTCTAAAGTATCTGACATGAGTTCTAAGGAGATTAAAAGAGATCTTTTGATATTTGCTAAAGAAAATGCTCAATTGTTCATAGAACTTGCTAATGACGAAAATGTTCAATTAAGAAATGTAGCAATTAACGCTACCGAATTGGGCCTTTTAGATTTATCACAAGATCAAAGAACTTTTGCATGGGCTAAAACAGGAAGGAAAATAATGAATGTTCCTTTTGATGAAAACCCATATTCGGCTATGGCTGCATTCTTTAAAACAGATGAAGGCATAGAAGTTTACAAATCTATAGAGAAAAAACTTCTATAACGTGTAATATTTATAATATGTAGAGCCGTCATTTGGCGGCTTTACTATTATATAACAAAAAATAAAAATGGCAATAAACGTAAATACTGTATATCAAACAGTGTTGTCTATTTTAAATAAAGAACAAAGGGGGTATATGACTCCTGATGAATTTAACAAAGTAGGGACACAAGTTCAACTTGAAATATTTGAAAAATATTTTGAAGATTTAAATCAACAAGCTAGAGTTCCTCAAAGCAATTTAAATTATGCTGATAGATTAGAAAATATAGACGAAAAGGTAGCTATATTTAAAACGTTTGGTAATGCCTCTTATAATAATACATCACCTACTCCTAGTAATTATTTTACTTTGCCTACAACTGATTCTTACGGAAGAACAGTAAATCTATACAGAATAGGTGAAGTAACATACAATAATGAAGCGCTAATACAAAGACTTCAAAGAAATGATTTTTATACTTCTGAAAAATCCAAATTAACAAAAGCAACCGAAACTTTCCCTACATATTTGTATGAGAACAATTATTTGTTTATAAAACCAGATACTATTCAAAATAATGTGCAAGTAGAATATGTTAAAAAACCATCTAATGTAATATGGGGTTTTAATGTAGGTACGCTAGGCGAGTATTTATATAACGAAGAAGAGTATAATGCATCTACTCAACCAACAGGTTCTATTAATTTTGAGCTTCACGAAAGTGAACAAACAGAAGTTATTTTAAGAGTACTTCAATATGCAGGGATTATAATTAGAGACCCTCAAATAGTTCAAGCGGCAGCACAGCAAGTGCAAATGGATGAAATAAATGAAAAAAGTTAATAAGCTATGGCAAAACCAAACGGAGGTTTAGTACAGGAAACTAACGCACAATATTACGCTGGATCACAAACATTTTTAGCAGACGGAATCAATAATACATTTACAACTACATTTAATACTAATTTAGTATTTAAAAATAATAATCCTACTATAGCTAGCTATGCAGAAAATAATTTTAAGCTTTACACTAGTCCTACTGGTATTGCTGGTTCTTACACTGAATATATACAGCCTTATTCTGTAGGAAATAATATTATAACTATTCCCGCAGTGCCAGCACAGAATACAGTTATAGTAGTTCAATTAAAAACACTAACAGGAGGTAATTATGGTAATAAAAATGCTTATGGCAATGTAGTTGAAGAAAATTACGGGGAGTATGCTTTCATAAAAGTTTCAGAATTAGTTACAAATTTTTTAGTAGGGTATGTAGGGCAAGGAAAAATTATTCAAAATGTAAAGCGCAATGACATTATATTTCATGTTAAACGTGCCTTACAAGAATTTAGTTATGATACTTTACCAAGTATAAAATCTCAAGAGGCTACTATTCCGCCTAATTTATCAATTCCAATGCCTCAAGATTATGTTAATTATGTTAAAATGTCCTGGGTTGATCAATTAGGAGTAAAACATATTATATACCCAACAACCTTAACATCCAATCCTGATAGCTTGTTGCCCCAAGACTGGCAAGGTATTCCTATACAAGATAATTTTAGCGAAGATATAGACGCAACATCATTAACAGAAGAAAGATGGGCTAGCGCGAATGATAAGTTAATAAATGGTAATTTAAATTTAAAAGATTTATCAAATGGAATATATCCAGGAACTTGGTATGGATTTGGTTTTGAGGGTAGGGCCGGGGAAAGATATGGATTAAACCCAGAAACATCTCAAAAAAATGGATGGTTTACTATGAACCATAGAGAGGGCAAAATATCTTTTTCAAGTGACTTAAGAGATGCTTTAATAATATTTGAGTATATATCGGACGGCCTTGCTTATGATCAAGATATGAAAGTTCCTAAGATGGCTGAAGCGGCTGTATATGCTTATGTAAACCATGCTGTACTTTCTACAAAAGTTAATACCCCTGAATATATAGTTAATAGATATAAAAAAGAAAAAAGTGCATTGCTTAGAAATGCTAAAATTAGATTATCTAATATTAAATTAGATGAAATAGTTCAAGTAATGCGAAATAAATCTAAATGGATTAAAAGTTAAATAAATGGCAGAAGTTAAAAATGCTTTTATAAAGTCTAAAATGAATTTAGATCTTGATGCACGATTAGTGCCTCAGGGCGAATATAGGCAAGGCTTTAACATACAAGTTAGTAAATCTGAAGGCGATGACGTTGGGGCATTGGAAAATGTATTAGGAAATGTTTTGTTACCCCAAGGAGATTTTCAAGCTTTAGAATCAGGGAAAACAGGGTTACAAGCTATAGGTTATATTGTAAATCCTGTAAATGATACTGCATACATTTTTTTAACTAATAATACAGGTACTTCATATGATGTTACAAAAGCTAATTTTATTTATGCTTATGATGTTTTAAATAATACTTCTAATAAATTAGTTGAAGGATCGTTTTTAAATTTTTCTACGCAAAATCCTATATATGGAATTAATATAGTTGAAAATTTATTGTTTTGGACAGATAATAGAAATCAACCAAGAAAAATAAATATAAATAAAACATTAGGATATTACACTACGGAAGATCATATTTCAGTAGCTAAATTTGCGCCTTATGAAGCTATAAATTTATATCAAGAGAGCTCTATAGCAGGGAAATATGAAACTACTATGAAAGATGTAGTAAGCCCCACGGTGCCCGCGATTAATGCCGCAGATACAAACCCTCCGGCAAACCCATATTTAAAAACAGATTATGCGGGAGATCCAGATTATTTAGAAGATAAGTTTGTAAGATTTAGCTATAGATTTAAATTTGAAGATAATGAGTATTCAGCGCTAGCACCTTTTACTCAAGAATGTTTTATACCCAAACAAGACGGATATTTTTATGCGGAAGATGAGGATGCAACATTTAGAAGTACCGTAGTTAATTTTATGGAAAATAAAGTAAATGAAATTACTTTAAATATTCCCTTACCAAAAGCTATAGACGACTCGGCTATTACCGGAGCAACACTAAATAACATTTTAAAAGTTACAGAAATTGATATTGTTTATAAAGAATCAGACGCGCAAGCTGTACAGGTGGTAGATACTTTATTAGTTAACAATCAATTCACTACAACATATCCAGGCTCGACTATAAGTTATGTTTATCAAAGTTTAAAACCTTATAAAACTTTACCTGAATCAGACTTAATTAGAGTATATGATAAAGTTCCGGTTAAAGCCTTTTCTCAAGAAATATCAGGAAATAGAGTTATTTATGGTAATTTCCAAGATAAACATACTCCGCTGTTTCAAGATTTAAATGGGCAACTTACTTCTCAATTAGATTATAAAATAGGAGCTTTTGATAAATCTAATTTTACTCCAGGGAATAGTTCAACTAGTACGACTAGTATTGTAGAATATCCTAATAGCACATTAAAGCAGAATAGAAATTATCAAGTAGGTATTGTTGTTTCAGATAGGTACGGAAGATCATCTACAGTGTTATTGTCCCAATTTGCAGATGCTTCCATAACAACAAGCGGGGGAGGAACATTTGCCGCTTCAACTCATTATCATCCTTATAGAAACAACGCTGATACTCCAGTGGCCTCTTGGCCTGGAGATGCTTTAAAAATATTATTTAACAGTCCTATATCTACCCCATCCCCAATTCCAGCTGGATCTGGTATACCCGGGCTTTACGTTGGCTCAGGTAATAATTATAATCCATTAGGATGGTATAGCTATAAAGTTGTAGTTAAACAATTTGAACAAGAATACTATAATGTTTATTTACCTGGAATTTTAGATGGTCCTCCAAATGGTGTATCTACTGATGATCCTGTTGGTACAGTTGGATTTGTTACATTGATTAATGATAATGTAAATAAAGTACCTAGAGATTTATCTGAAGTTGGACCTGAACAAAAACAATTTAGAAGTTCAGTACAATTATTTGGAAGAGTTACTCCAGACGCAGCAGGACCTCCAACTTATAATAAACAATTTTATCCAGGAAATCAATCTAATACTGTAATTACCATTGCTGAAGAAGAGGATTTATTTGGGCAAAATGTTACAGATATATACGATACAACATCTAATCCTTTAGTTGGAAGAATATCACAAATAGCATCAAACTCTATAGGTTCAGCAGGGGCTTCAGGTACGTATAATTTTTTATTAAGTGTATTTGAAACAGAACCTGCTGAATCAAGGTTAGATATATATTATGAAACATCTACCGCCGGTTTAATATCAGAGTTAAATTCAGCTATTGAGAGTGGAAATGCTACCGATGTTACCGGCGCTGTTGGAGATATTAGTAATAATTTTAATGAAAATCAATCACACACAAGCGGCAATGTAAGTATTACTGGATTATGGGCCCCTACTAATTTGGGCTCTGGAGGCAGTGCTGTAGATCAAGATTTACCAGCTAATAGATTAACTGCTTCAATAACCTCTGTAACCAGCCCAGATCCAGCGGTTTCAAATAGTATGTTTACTGTTATTTCTGGGCCTGTTCCAACTCAGCCTTATAATGCAGGAAATCCTGACACATGGTATAGATATAAAATACAAAGTACTCAAGATTTTTGTTATGATCAAGGGGCTGAAACATTAAAAATTTATAATATTGTAGTAAACTTTAAAGACACATCCGGTACTTCGGTTGGTTCTTCAGGCTTTGAAATACCTTTAAGAAATACTTCACCTATATTTGAAAAATATACATCGTCTGCTGGTACAGAAGTTACCCTACAAGGCGCTGCTATTGATCCGCCAGGCTCGTTACCTACAAATTTTAATCTTCAACTTACTGAAGGTCAACAAGGAATACTAGCCACTTTTTCAAAATTAAATGGCACGGCAAAAGCCGGAGAAACAAAAAAAGATTTAAGTTTTTCCATTATATCGCCCGCTAACCAAACTGTATTTAGCATTAATGCAGACGGTGAATTATCGACTACTCAAACTTTAACTGGTCCCTACCCTATAACAATTAGATTAGAAGATGCGGGAGGCCCAAATGATGCTACAGATTTTCCACTTACTGTTTTATTTGGTAACGAACCTATAAATGTTGAGTTTGGTTCTACAACAAACTTAACTATTGCCACATCAGGGGGTGAATCGGGGGCTGTTTATTTTGTAAACGACGTGAACAATGCCGCGGGAAGTTACTCTTTGCCTGGTGTGCCTGGGGGTAGCAATAATGATATAAGAGCACCTTATCCTGAGCTACAACTAAGTAATAGTCTAATAGCTAACGCTAATGGTGGCGTGGAGCGTGCAGAATTATCAGCTGTTTCGGGGTGTACTAATTTTAGTATGCTAAACGCCAATTATAACTCTATAAATATTCAAGCTGCCGGTGTTAATGGAGCTGCTCTAGCTCAGGCTAGCGGAGGTTTAACACAAGGTACGGCCTTTGTAGGGGTTGAAATTTCTTTTAATCAGCTAGACGCTGGGCTCGAAGGTTTAACATCAAATGATTATCCTTTGCTAATGTATCCTATTTATTTACAATATAGGCCTTCCGGAGGAGGGAATGCTTGGGTTACAGCAACAGATATTGAAGGTAAAGCAATTAATTTTGGGGGGTCTCAAATAAATAGAACCAATTTTGATTCTACGAACTCTGTAGGCGGTAAAGGTATAATAAATCAAAGAGATCTACCCTTTTATTTTGAATCTACACGGGTTAATAGCTCAAGCTTTACAACTAATATTTTAAATACAGCTTGTTTGGAGGCAAATACGCAGGTAAAACAGCTAAATGGAGATACCCGAAATACTATCGCAAGAAAAACTTTTGTTGTAGGTAAATCTCCCTATAGTGGAATAGCTAGTAAGTTTGGCGATTATAGATTAATTGTGCGTTATCCTTGGGGTATGGTATTTGCATCTTCTAACCCTATAGTAGTGGGTTATGGATCAAGCGAATGTCCTGCAAGCGGATTTAATATTATGAGAATGGTAAGTGCTTCAGCTTTCTTTGGGGATTTTTATTATCCACCTTTTTCAGGGGCAAGCGGAATATACTCTTATCAGTATAGAGTAAGTAATACTGCTGTAAATGATGCGCAAACAGCATCTTCCCAACCCCCAAATCAAACTCTTTATGCCCGCGAGTGGCATATGAAATATGTGAGTAAATTTTATACGAATGCCGAACTAACTGCAGAGTGGGTCCCTGATAATGCTGGTTGGTTTGTTTATGTGCCGGGAAATAATACTACAGATATTAATGCTGTTTATGGAACAGACTATTCTAATACTAGTTCAACTAACAACCCTGGTTTAACACAAGATATACACAGAAGATGGGTAGCATACTTTGATAGCACAGGATTAAAAAGTTTAGCTAATTCAAATTATCCTTCTTTGGCTATGGAATACCAAGGTTGGTAATTAAATTTATAAATAAATAAGTAATAATATATTATGCCAGCAGTTATAGAAGTAAAATATTTTAACAGCTTTGTTCTAAAAAAAGTTTTAAGCCCAGAATCTACCTCAGGAGCTAATGATGAAACTCCGGTTTGGAATGGATCATTTGGTATACCTAACGGTTTGCAAGGTTATGATCGAGGTAATGTAGAAACATCAAATCCTACAATTATTGCTAAAAATTGGACAATTGAAGAATCTAGAATCAGAGGGGGGTATAATAATACATCAGTTAGTTTTGGGCCTAGAGCATATTTAGTTGAAGAAGAGCCTAATGCAACGTTTAGAAATAATTCTTTAATATATTCCGGTATATTTAATTCAAGCACTGGTGTTAATGAAACCAATGTGTTTAGTGTAGGTACAGATATAACACGTAGTTTAAATCCTGCTTATGGCTCGATACAAAAGCTTTATGCTCAAGACTATTATTTAACTATATTTCAAGAAAATAAAGTTAGTAGAGCCCCTATTAATAAAAATGTAATATATTCCGCAGAAGGTAACCCTACTGTTACAACAAGTAATATGGTTATAGGTGAGCCACAAGCTTATGCGGGCAATTTTGGTATTAGCAGAAATCCAGAAAGTCATACTGTATACGGGTTTAGGCAATATTTTGTTGATAAAGATAGAAACGCCGTATTAAGATTATCTAATAATGGTTTAGAAGAAATACAGCGCTACGGTATGTATGACTTTTTTAGAGATAAGCTAAGTGAACTGGATCAAGGCAAGCCTTTTGTAGCCGGTAAAGCTGTGGGGGCATGGGATATTTATAATAAACAATATGTCATATCGCTACAAACTGCTAATGCATCTTTTACAACTAATGCCTTAGGCGAGCCTGAAACTAATAAATATTTTACATTATCCTTCGATGATGATATAAACGGATGGAATAGCTTTTTTAATTATAAACCTGCTTTAGGATTTAGCTTAAAAAATTATTTTTACACTATAAACAACGGAACAACTTCTTCTACAGCTGCTGCATTATATCAGCATAATAATTTAACTGTTAATCGAGGTAATTTTTATGGTGTAAATAATAATTCTAATATTACGTTTATATTTAACCCCAGACCCAGTATGTCTAAGGTATTTAAAACAGTAAATTACGAAGGAAGTAATGGTTGGCAAGTAAATAGCATTAAATCAGATTTTACAGGTATTGGAGTTGCAGATACAGCCCCAGACTTTTTAAATTTTGCTACAACCAATACTCAAGATACAAGCGCTTTAATATACAGCTATAATCAAGGGGCATATGATAATTATGGTAATCAATTTCCAACACGATTAATACCGCCAATAAATAGAGCGGGCTTTACTAGAAAAGAAAATAAATATATGGCTAATATAGTTAATAGCAGTGTAGTGGCTCCCGGTGAAGTAAAATTTGGTAATCAAATGAGTGGCATTAAAGGTTATTTTACAACCGTTACAATGTCTACTGATACTGTTACTGATTATGGAGGCCCCAAAGAATTATTTGCTGTATCTTCGGAGTATGCAGCATCAAGCTATTAAATTATATGGAATTTAAAATTCGTAAACTTACAGAAAATGATTATCCTCTTTTAGTTTCATGGTGGAAAAAATGGAAATGGCCTGTTTTGCCAAAAGAATTTTTACCTAATAATGGAACAGGAGGATATATGGTAGAAAAAAATAGCATACAAATAGTCGCGGGATTTACATATTTAACATCAAATTCAAAAGTAGCATGGTTAGAATGGATTATTTCAAACCCTGACTATAAAGAAAAAGACAGAGACGAAGCTGTAGAAACATTAATTATTACTTCAGAAGAAGTATGTAGAAAATTAGGTTACAATTTTATGTTTTCTATAGGTAGAAATCAAAATTTAATTAATAAGCATAAAAAATTAGGTTGGAGCGTAGATAATACAAGATCACACGAATTAGTAAAAAAAATAAATTAATATGGGAGTAGTAACAGCAGCAACAGTTTTAACAGCATCAGTAATAGGCGCAGCAGGATCAGTTGGGGGATCGGCAATATCGGCTCATCAACAAAAACAAGCCGCTAAAGGCGCTAGAAATGAAGCTAACCGCTTAAAAAATGATATTGCAGAAATTGAAAAAGCTAGAGAAAAAAATAATCCTATAGTTAATCCTTATGCTAAGGTAGAAGATTTATCAGGAATGATTCAAGATTTGTCTGGAATGTTAAGTAATCCTTTTGACAATTTAGGTGTTGCTACTAAAGCAGCAGAAATACAAATGGAACAAACCGATATTGCTTTAGCTAACACTTTAGATTTATTAGCCGCAACAGGTGCAAGCGCGGGAGGCGCTACAGCATTAGCGCAGGCTGCCGCAAGAGGTAAGCAAGGCGTGGCCGCTAGCATAGAGGCGCAAGAAGCACAAAACGAAAAACTTAGAGCGCAGGGTGAAGCGCAGCTTAATCAACAAAAAATGGCTGAAGCTACCAGAGTGCAGGGAGCTTTATTTGGGGAAGCTACACGACAGCAACAAGCAGACGTGCAAGGCGAAATGTTTATGTATCGCGAAAAAGATAATAGATATTTAGAGCAACTTGACAGAAAGCAAGCACAATTAACAGGCCAACAACAAGTGGCCGCTCAAAGAAGATCTGATGCTGCTAATATAATGGGGGCAGGAATATCTGGCGCTGGAAATATTTTAGCCAGTGGTTTAACAAGCGCAGCAACAATGGGATCACCTACCACTTCTACTGTTCCTTCTGATCCTTTTAGTGGAAGCTATAGAGATTATAAAGCTCAAGGCGGAAGTATGAGTAGAAAACAATTTAAAAATTTCTAATAATGGCAAGTACATACAGAAGTCCAGAAACGGTAGTAGTATCAGAAGCGGGTCCAGCAGTTAAAATTTTAGATTCTTTTTCTAATAATTTTGTTAAGGCTGCTAGTAATATTGTTAAAATTAATAACGAAAAAGTTAAAAGAACTAGAGCAGAGCAAGCTGCGTTGGCTAAAAGCATATATATAGATCCAGAAAAATTTCTTGAAAGATTACAAAAAGCAGGGGCTGAAGAAGAGGAATATAAATTGTTTAATGATTTATTAGACAAGAATGCTAATATGCAATTAAAAATTGAAGCCGGTTTTTTTAACAAAGGTGACTATAAATATTTAATGGGTGAAAAAAATAAAACCTTAACACAATTAAATTCTATGGTTGGGTTAGCCGCTGATGGTACTACTAAGTCAGTTGCATACAAAGAAAATTATTTAGATAATTCAAAAAATTTAAGTAGACAAGGCTTTCAATCAGCTTTAGATAATGATTATATAAGTGCTATGAATATTTATTCAGGTGTAAAACAACCCGCTAAAGATTTTGAAACTTATTTTCAAGGTGATACGCAAATGATAAAATTTTATGGCGAAGAATTTGAAAAAGACGAATACACTATTCCGCTTAAAAGTCTTTTAGCTTATGAACCCATAATGGTTCCTGAATTTAATAAGGAAGTAACAAATTTAGCTATTGGACGATTAATAGAAGAAGACGGGTCATTAACTAAAGTTGCTAAAGGAATGACTGAAGAAAACTATTTAGGCGAATGGGGGGATATAATTAATACTGTAGTTAAAGGATATGCTGGCAATTTACCTCAAATAAAAAGTTTGGCGTTAGAAGTGATAGGCATGGAAAGGGACGATATTTTTTCTTTAGATATTAATACAGGAGTTCCTGGAACAGAAATAAGTGATGAAGCATTACTAAAAACTATGGCAGCCGCTAACAAATGGGCGGAAGATACGATGCTTATCCCTAAGCATATTTATGAGCCACCTCAGCCTAAAGAATTAACTCCTACTCAAATTAAAGAAATTAAAACACAAAATTTATTTGATAGCAATGTTAAAGACTGGGAGGATAAATTTAAAAGAACAATGGATAAATTTAAATCTGCTTTTAACCCCGCAGGTGTAATGACTGGTGAATTAGATATTTTTGAAGAGGTACCAGGTGAAGATGGCGAAATAATTCAAGAACTAAGGCCTAATTTTGTAAGAGCTCTTTCTGATCTTAATGGTATAACAATTAAAACTATTAATCCTGGTGAAGCAAGAATTTCTGGAGGAGGCTTAAAAGGTGACTTTACAATAACCGAAGGTCAACCAATAAATGTTTTTGTTGAAAACTTGCATAAAAATATTTGGGGACAAAATAAATTATACGACGCTAAAACAGCTAGCGAATTTGCTTATCAATTTAAACTTGCGTTACCAGGAAGCTAAACTTTAATTATGTATAAATATAAAAATTACGATTATTCTTTAGAAGAAGTTCAAGATGCTGCAGATAAAGAAAAATTATCTATAGACGAATATATTAAAAAATTTAATATACAGAAAACCGATCCCGATCCTGATGAAGAGGGAAAGGAAGCCCCTTCACAGGAGACAGTGGATGCAGCTGTGGAGGTAGACGATACGGCATCCAAATCGGAAGATTTTTTATCGGTATTTCAAAGAACTAGCGCAAGAAAAAAAACGAGGCAAAAAGATTTAGCAAAAATTATTAAAGAGCCTAAACCTGTAAAGCAATTTAAACCAGAAGATTTTGAAGATGATTCTTTTATAGATCCTAAATTTAAATTAGCTACAGAGGGCGATCTTTTTGTAAAAGATGCTCAAAGAAAAAAAGAAATAGAAGGTATAATAGAAGAGTCAATAGACCCTGAAATAGCTTTTCAGTTTGAAACTGAATTAAATCAAATTGAAAAAAGAAATCCTAATATTAACGAAGCTGTATTACAAATAAGCAAAGATACAGGCGGAGTAGGAGACATTACTACACTTTTTGATTTTAAAGCCGCAGCTAGCCAAGAAGCTTCTGAAAAATTAGATTTATCTATAGAAACCAAAGGCGCTATAATAGATGTATTAAAAGAAAAAAATATCCCAATTGAAAAAGCCGCGCAAGGAAGATTAACTTTAGAAGAAAAAGAAGATATTATTACTAATGCTAAAAATATCGTATTAAACAAAAGCTTAGAAAATAAAATACAAAATTTTACTGAAACTTTTTCTAAAGAGTATAGTGCAGGATTAGAAAAATTACAATATTTAAATAATCAAATAGATTTATTATCTGGGGGAGATATGCAAATGGATGCTTTAGATTCTCCAAATAGAATTGAAAAATATAATAATACTGTAAAAGAATATAATAATTTATACAATACACTAAAACAAAGTGAAGAAAATTTTCAATCTGGCATAGAAGATTTACAAGCTAAATACACTGTAGACCGCGGAGAAATATTTGTAAAAAATTTTAAAAAGTCTATAGAAAAAGAAAAAGCAGCAGAAGATTTACCGGGCGGAGCTACAGCAAATGCGCTATTTACATTGTTAAATGAAACTTATAGTATTGTAAAAAAAAGCACTGTTGCTGTACCTCAATTTTTAATTAAAGGAGCAGCAAATTTTGCAGATGTTATTACGGATAAAGAAGAGTATAGTATGTTTGATGCTTTTGCCGATCAACTAGGGGTTGAAGCAAGCCGAGGATTAGGTTTGCCCCAATCAGATAAATATAAGCTTGTTGACGATGAGGGTAATTTTAATGTTACTTACGGGAATGTTGTAAATAACATTGCAGAAACTTTACCATTTTCATTATATATACTTTTTGAAGCGGGAAGAGGAGATTTTAAAAATGCTAAAAAACTATTAAGTAGTGGCTATAGCAAGGCGGCTAAATTATTACCTAAGCAAATAGATCAATTAAATATTGTACAATCCGCTTGGAAAGCAACTGTAAATGATAATGTTAAA